GACCCCCCCGGCATCGCGATTTCGTCCTAGGCGGCGTCCACGGAACGCTGTCCGTCATAGCATCCATATCCGGTTCCGGCATATTCCGTAGTACAGATATGCGGTGTGTGGCATGCACCATGATTCTGTAGTACGAGACGGTGTGGGGTTGATGAGATGGGGGGATGGGATAGATAGGAAAGACTGGGGTGAGAGGGGGGTGGAATTGGGGTCTGACCTGGGGTTTCCTACCCCTGAGAGGTTGCTCACCACTGTTACGGAGCCCTACATATGGCTCTATCAATCACACAACACTGGTGGTATGGTCTAGGTATGACGACTGAGACTGAGGTGGAGACACCTACCGCCCGATACCGCGCGGTGATTCCCGAGACAGGGGAGGTCATCGACATCGATGGACCCCAGCTTAGAGGGCGACGGCGCAAGGGCAAGAGGCGTGCGTTCGCTCTCGTGGACCTGCTATCCCTCGTGCGGCTCGAACTCACTGGCCGCGAGTGGGACACCCTGCATCAGATCATGCGTGCCGTGAACCCGGAGACGAACGAGGCCGCGATCAGCCAGCAGGAGATCGCCGACAACCTGCTCATCCGTCCCGCGAACATTGGACGGACCATGAAGACCCTGCGGGACCGGCACATCGTGTTCACCCTGCGGCCTGGTGTGCATCGCGTCAACGCGAACATCATGTACCGCGGGTCCACCCAGGAGTGGGAGATCAACTCCGCGTCGGAGAGGGAACCCCAGTGGCGCAAGTGAGGGACTTCAACCCGGCGCGGTGTACATACACCTGGACGCCGGAGATCGACGGGAGGTTCTGCCCGGAGGTGCGTTGCACGAAGCGTGCTGATGACGCGGGACACGACCACCAGTGGGACGCGTTCGAGCAGGAGGAGTGGACGGCGATCACCAAGGCTCTCCTCCTCCAGGAGATGGGCGTCTGATGCCTCTCGCGAAGTTCGTCCCGTTCCGCGCCGCGGACGTGAACCTGGCGTGGCTCCGCAACGAGCGCTTCTGGCCGTGCCCTCCGGTGCCGACCCGCCCGTTCGAGTTCGTCACGAAGGCGTACGCCGAGATGATGTCCGCCGAAACGCTCCTGATGCAGCTCCGCAAGGCGTGCATCTGCCTCGAACTCCTCCGCGAGGGCGATGTCCTCGAACCCTGCCCGTCTCACGGGTGGGTCACCCACTGAAAGGAAGCTGTCATGGACAACAACGACCCCCGGCTGGTGTACGAGATGAGCGAGGACCAGGCGTACCGGGCATGGCCGTGCGCCGTGTGCCGCGTACGCCGGGACGAACACCAGGATCAGGACGTTTTCGGACCGTTCCCGGAGCTGGACATCACCGACCACAACTTCGTCGAAGCGAGGGATGCGGCATGAACGCACCGACCATCCGCGAGAGTGGTCCGAGACACAGGATCTGGGATATGCCCGACGGCACGACCCTGGAACAGCGCGTCGAGGTGCTCCAGCAGTTCGTCCGGCTGAACGCCGCCGCCTCCGACGGGGTGAAGGCAGCGATGGAGGAGGAACTCTGCCACGAGGTGTCGTCTCGTGCCGCCGCGAACACGGACGAGCCGCTCATCCGCACCGAGTTCGAGGGTTGGACGGAGGAGGAACTCGTCGGCGAGGACGGATTCGTGTGGGGCTGGGTGCTGGTAGGTCGCGCGGCGTCGTACTTCTGGCCGTCGATGGCACAGCTGGACGCGGCATGAAGGTCATCATCGGGTTCCTGCTCGGCCTCGGCACCGCGTGGGCGGCTCTCGCCATCTGGCAGCGCCTCCCCGAGTTCCCCGACGTGGACTACGACCACACCAAGAATCCCGAAGAGTGGATCGCGATGGAGCCGGACATGCTCCAGTCACTCACCGAGGAGCGTCCCGAGGTGCTCCAGCGCATGAAGTACCCGCCGCCTCCCTTCATCGACCCGTATGTTCACGTCACCCGCCACCCGTACCAGCCATAGGATGCTGCCATGAAGCCCTCGGACCGCAAGCCCACCCCCACCGCCACCATCGAATGCCCCTGCGGCTGGTCGCGCAAGGCGAATCCCGGCGAGAACGCCCAGAACGCGCTCCGCTACCACCGCATCGTCGTCCACAACGACCAGGAAGCCGTCCGCGCCCACACCGTGTACTGATTCCGTACTACAAAATCGCGGAAAGATCGCGTACACTGGTACACGAATCCCCTGGTATCCAAAGACCCGCCCCCCGCTCGGTCCGCCAGGGCAGGTTCACCCCAGAAACCCCCGGTGCTCCCCAGCCACCGGGGGTTTCGCCCATTCCGTAGTACGATTCCGTCATGGCACGCACACCGGATGGCATCACGGCGAGGGACCGCATCGTTCAGGTGCGGTTGACCGCGCACATGCAGTCCGATCTCGACGAACAGCGTGCTTTCCGAGGCGGGATGAGCCGGTCCACGTACATCCGGTGGCTCATCAGCCAGGACACCAAGCGGATCGCGCACGAGAGAGGGCAGTGATGGCATTCAACGTACAGACCGAGAGCCACATCCAGACCGAGGAGGCTCGCGACATCGTGATCCCTCTCCTCATGGACTGGTTCAAGCTCGACCAGTTCCACAAGATCGGTGAGGACCTCCAGATCACCCGCACCGCTTCCGGAGGCGCGGCGATCACCATCACTCTCGTCGACCTGATCTCTCCCGATGCCATGAAGAAGCTCGACGAGGCTCTGGCTGAGCGGGGAGTGAAGATCTGATGGGCGGTTTCCACCTCGCGACCGGCGAGCCGAAGCCCCCGGCACCCGCGGCGGAGGTCAAGCCGCGCTTTCACCCCGTACTCGGACACACGAAGCCCGAGGAGAAGTGATGGAGTCCAAGCTCGGGGACGTCAAGGTCCACTACGCGCTCGTCGACGAGATCGAACCCCACCCCGACAACGCGAACGTCGGGAACGTGGAAGCCATCGCCGAATCGATCCGCGTCAACGGCTTCTACGCGCCGATCATCGTCCAGGCCAGCACCGGCTACATCATCGCGGGCAACCACCGCTTCAAGGCGGCGAACTCCCTCGGCTATGAGCAGGTGCCCGTCGTCTACCTCGACGTGGACGACGAAGAGGCGAAGCGCATCATGGTCGCCGACAACCGCACCACGCGCCTCGGCCACGACGACACCGCCCTGCTCACGTCCCTGCTCGAAGACCTCGGCGAGTCTGACCTGGGCCTCATGGGTACCGGGTACACGCACGCCGAGTTGCAGACCCTAATCGACCAGGCCGACAAGTTTGACCCGGACTTCGCCATGGAACCGGACGGCGCACCCACGCACCCGGTCGACGACAGCGCCTACCAGGTGGAAGCCCTCCAGGGTGCGGGCGGCGTCTGCATCGGCGTGATGGTGAACCGTGTCGACGGTGAGCCGCTCAGCGTGGACGACTACAACCACATCCGCCTCGGCGTCGGCCTCTCGAAGATGCCCCGCGGTGCCGCGGCCCAGCTCGGGATCGAGGACTGGGAGTGAGCAGCGGTATCGCGAAGTTCGGTGGGGACCCGGAGAACGACGGAGAGATGGCAGACTTCAACGACCGCAACGGCTCCGAGAAGGATCTCGCCACCGTCAACTCGATGAACAACGAGACGGTCCGGTCGGCTCTCGCGCTGTGGACAGCCGGTGCCACCTACGCGGACATCGCCGCGCAGTTCCGGCTCCGCTCTCCCGCCGTCGCCGGGATGGCAATCGAAAGGGCGCTGTCGGAGAGTGTCGACGACACGCAGGACCGGACGAAGCTCCGCCGCCGCATGTCGCTCACGCTCGACCGCCTGCTCCGCGCTGTCATGCCGAAGGCCATCGACACCCAGAACCCGGAACAGCTCCCCGCCGTGCGCACCGCGCTCACGGTAGTGGAACGGTACGCGCGCCTGAACGGACTCGACGCGCCGATCCAGCACGACGTGAACGTGGTCGACGACGAGAAGTTCAACCGCCTGGTGGAGCTGGCCGCGCGAGGGATGGGCATGCCGATCCCCGTGGAGGCGGACATCTTCGACGAGGAGTACATGGACGCTGAGGTGGTGGAGGATGAAGACCCCGAAGCTGAAAGGTGACTGGCGGGACAACATCCTCAACGACCTGCCGGATGGCCCTGTCAACATCAAGGGGCACACGTACACGACGGCGCTGGAGATCATCCGCGTCGCCGCGTACAACAGGCGCATGACGACGGAGGACTTCATCGGTCGCGCCGCCCTGGCGGTAGCTGTCCACGACACGGACGACATCACCTGGGAGCAGGCCACCGAGAAGGAGCCGCCGCTGTCGGACCTCCGGCGTCGCAGCTTGCCGAAGCGTAGACTCCGCGGCAGGGGCTTCGGGCCGTGGAACATCGAAGGGATGAGCGAGTGAAGGACGCAGAGATCCTCGCCATGGTGCAGGACTGGGCACCTGACGACCAGGAGCGCGCCGCGGAAGCTCTCGGTGCCATCGAACGCGGCGAGCGCCGGGCCTGGTACTGCACGCACGGGCGGAAGTGCGACGGCAAGGAGCACCTCGGCTACCCGTACCCTCACGCCCGCGGCGACCAGTGGCCCCCGCCCGGTGCCGACTGGTTCATGTGGTTCCTCTCCGGTGGCCGTGGTTCCGGCAAGACCCGGACCGGTGCCGAGTACACCCGGAAGATGGCCGACAAGGTCAGCCGCATGGCACTCATCGCCCCGACCGGTGCCGACGTCCGTGACACCATGATCGAGGGAATCTCTGGCCTCAAGTTCGTGGCCGCTCTCGCCGGGCAGAAGATCCACTACGAGCCATCGAAGCGTCGCGTCACGTTCCCGAACGGTGCCATCGCGACCACGTTCTCCGGCGAGGAGCCTGCCCGTCTGCGTGGTCCGCAGCACGGGTTCGCGTGGCTCGACGAACCGGCGCACATGCCGCTCATCGAGGACGTGATGTCCAACCTCCAGTTCGGTCTTCGTCTCGGCGAGCGCCCCCACATCGTGCTCACGTCCACGCCGATCCCGACGAAGTGGGTCAAGCGCACGCAGAAGGACCCGAAGACGCGGACCGTCCGAGTGTCCACGCACAGCAACCGCGACAACCTGTCCCCGATCTTCTTCGACACCGTCGTCTCCCAGTACGAGGGGACGCGTACGGGACTCCAGGAGTTGGAAGGACGCTTGCTCGACGACGTCGCGGGCGCTCTGTGGAACACGCAGATCCTCACCCGTGAGTCGATCAACCCCGAAGACCTGGACCGCATCGTCGTCGCCATCGACCCCGCCGGTACCGCGAACCGTCGCTCTGACGAGACGGGCATCGTCGTCGCGGGCATCCTCGGGAAGAACGCCTACGTCCTCCACGACGCGTCGGGGAAGTACAGCCCGATGGGGTGGGCGCGCAAGGCGCACTCGCTGTACGACATGTACAAGGCGGATGCCATCGTCGCCGAGGTGAACTTCGGTGCCGACATGGTGGAGGAGATCATCTCCCGCAACGTGCCCACGGGTGCGATCCCGCCGCGCATCATCAAGGCGCGCGCCACCCGCGGCAAGGCCGTCCGCGCCGAACCTGTCGTCGCGCTCTACGAGCAGACGCGCGTGTTCCACCGCATCGGCTCCAACCTCGCGGACCTGGAAGATGAGATGCTGACCTGGGTGCCTGGTCACGGCGACAGCCCGAACCGCGTGGACGCGCTGGTGTGGGCGATCACCGATCTCCTCGCCCCGACCCCTCCCGGACAAGTCCTCTCCGCTCGCGGCATGTCCACCCGTACCAGCTCGATCCCCGGTCTTCGGGGCGTGCCCGACCTCAGCTCCCTCCGGAGGTAGCAGTGCCCATCACCTTGCCCGACTGGCTCGTGGCGATTCTCGCCGTGCTCACGATCATCCTCGGATCGGGGCGGCTGGTGCGCGTGATCTTCTACGACGACTTCCCCCCGATGATCTGGCTGAGGATCAAGTGGGACAACCTCACGGACAAGCCGGGGAAGCTCGGACAGTGGAACAAGATCATGCACTGTCCATGGTGTCTCTCGTTCTGGGTCACCCTCGCATGCATCGGATGGATGATCGGCGGCTGGTACGTCGAGTGGATCATGTGGACCTGGTGGGTGTTTTGGGGAGCACTCGCGGCCTCTTACGTCGCTACCATGGTCATCGTCAGGGATGAACCGGAGGAGTAGGCCACCATGCCCCGAGCACCCAAGCCCGAAGTCGCGGCGTCGACCTCCCCCAACGCAGTCGTCGCCGCGGCTGTACGCCTCACGGGGCGCGGCTCCGGCAAGTCCTTCCGGAAGCCCAAGCGGTCCCCGTCCTGGTACGCCCGAGCATGGGAGTTCTACGACACCATCGGCGAGTACCGCTACGCCGTGACCTGGGTGGGGAACCTCCTGTCCCGCGCCAAGCTGGAGGTGTGGGAGGACGGCGAACTCACCAAGAACCAGGATGCGCTCGACGCCCTCAACGCTCTCTTCGGCGGCGAGGAGGGCCAGCGGGAGATGCTCCGCCAGCTCGGCACTCACCTCTCCGTCCCCGGTGACAGCTACATCGTCGGCGAGGACATGGGCGAGGAGCCGGACAAGTGGTCCGTCATCGCGGCCAACAGGATCACTGTCATCGGGCAGACCGAAAACGACCCCGGCACATGGAAGGTCGGCGGCAAGGAACTCTCCGACCCGCTGGTAATCCGCCTCTGGCGTCCGCACCCGCAGAAGCAGGAGGACGCCGACTCCCCGTCGCGCGCCGTCCTCCCTATCCTCGCGGAGATCGAGGGCCTGACGAAGTACGTCACCGCCCAGATCTCGTCGCGCCTCACGGGTGCCGGTGTCCTCGCGATCCCGTCCGAAATCACCTTCGGCTCTGTGCGCAACCTGGTACAGAACAGCGACGGCTCCACTGAGAACAGCGCTTCGGCGTCTGGCGTGGACGCGTTCCTGCTGGAGTTCATCGAGGTGGTGTCCGCCGCGACCGCCGACCCCGAGGAAGCGTCGGCCCGCGTGCCGATCATCCTCCAGGGTCCCGGCGAGTTCCTGGACAAGATCCAGCACATCACGTTCTGGTCCGAGCTGGACGAGAAGGCGAAGGAGCTTCGTGACGAAGCGATCCGTCGTCTCGCGCTCGGCATGGACATGCCCCCGGAGATCCTCACCGGTACCGGCGACATGAACCACTGGAACTCCTGGCAGGTGGAAGAGGCGTCCATCAAGGCGCACACCGAGCCGTTGCTCCAGATCATCACCACGTCCCTGTCGTCCTCCTACCTCCGCCCGTACCTCGAAGACACGGGCATGTCGAAGGAGGACGCACGTCGCTTCTCGTTCCACGCCGACACCTCGAAGATCCGCCTCCGCCCGAACCGGTCGAAGGAAGCCATCGAGCTGTACGAGCACGGCGAACTGTCCGCGGCGGCGATGCTCCGCGAGAACGGCTTCGACCCGGCGGACGCGATGGACGACACCGAGCGGAAGCTGTGGCTGACGAAGAAGGTCGCATCCGGTTCGACGACTCCCGAGCTGGTCGCGTGGGCGCTCCGCCTCATGGGCGTGGACGTGCCCGAGTCCGCGATGGTGGAGGCCGCTCCGACGGAAGCCCCGTCCGACCCGTCCCTGCTGGAGCACCCGACCCGCGACATCCCGGAGGAGGAGGACGGTATCGCTGCCGCCGCCGCCGTGGTGTTCCGCGCGCTGGAGCGCTCTGGTGCCCGGCTCAAGTCGAAGTACAAGAACGCTCTTGTACCCGGCGGCGACCGCGTCCCGAACGAAGTCGTCTACCGGTACGCGCGCATCGAGGATGAGATGGAGGACGACCTCCTGGTGAACGCGTGGGACTGCGTGGACACCCTCGGGATCACCGTCTCCCCTGTCGACCTTGACTCGTACGCCCGCTGGCTGTTCGCGTCCAACGAGCCGTTCAGCCCGCAGCACTTCCGTCGGTGGATGGAGAAGTTCAAGTGAACCCTGTGATGGCTTTCGCCGCCGCGCGCCGCGAACGCATGACGACTGCCGACGACGAGCTTCGGCAGTCGGTCATCGACGCGCTCTCGCAGTGGAGCACCGGCACCGAGTGGTACCAGGAACTCATGGACGACGCGTCCGTGCTGTGGCTGGAGACGTTCGAGGCTGAGGCTCCCGTCGCCGACCCGGACCTGTTCATCGGTCGGTTCCGGGACATGCTCGGCGAGGCGCTGTCCCACACCACGGAACCGTCGAACCCGCCCACCGAGGCTGAGGTGAACCGCGTGCTCCGCTGGCTGTCGGCGGCGACGATCAACAACGCCACCTACCTCGGCAACGGGGCGCACGGCGGCAAGGGCATGCGCTGGGTCACCATGAACGACGACGCCGTGCGGGGGACTCACCGGTCTGCCAATGGACAGATCGCTGACTCGGATGGCACCTTTGACATCGGAGGCTTTGAACTCCACTACCCCGGTGAGCCGGTCGGCCCGCCGGAAATCTGGATCAACTGCCGGTGCGTCCTCGCCCCGGCACGAGTGGAAGGAGCGCTGACCGTGAGCGCTGTCATCGCCGCAGTCGACAACGACATGGTCGACTCCATGCCCGAAGGTGATCTGGAAGACGAGGAGCTTCCCACCGACGAACTGGAAGACGACGAGGAGGAGATCACCGAGATCCCCGTCCACGGCGTCGCCGCCGTCGAGGGAAAGCTCACTGGCGACAACCGGAAGTTCGCCCTCGGGTCGCTGTCGTTCGCGCCCACCCCTCAGCCGCTCGGCTTCGAGTTCGAGTCCGGCCACGGGTCGGACAACTCCCGCGTCGCCATCGTCGGACGCATCGACGAGTTCTTCAAGGTGGAGCTGGACGACGGCACCGTGGAAGCACGCTGGCGCGGCGCGATCATGCCCGCCAAGCCGTACGCCGCGCAGGCTCTGGAGGGAATCCTCGACGGTTCGTACACCGGCCTGTCGGTCATCGTCGACACCGTCACCCTCGACATTGACGCCACCGAAGCGGAAGCTCTCGCCCTCGGCGACGGCCAGATGATGCCGAACGTGTACTCCGCCGCGCGCATCCGCCGCTTCGACATGGTCCCGACGGGCGCGTTCCAGGAGGGCTGGGCCAACCTGGGCCACGAGTTCGCCGAGGAGCTGTCTGAGGAAGCGCTCGCCGCGTGCGCCGAGTGCGCCGAGAAGAACGCGGACGAAGAGGTCTGGAAGGTCATCGACCTCACCGACCTGACCGAAGAGGAAGTCGCCGCGTACGAGGCGATGTCCCCGGAGGAAAAGGAAGCTTTCGAGGAGTCGCGCACGCTGATCCTCGCGTCGGCATTCGCTCCCGGCACCAAGGACGGACCCGGCTGGATCACGCACCCGATTCCCACGGGACGCATCCGCCGGTACTGGGTCCGCGGGAAGGGTGCCGCGAAGATCCGCTGGGGCCAGCCTGGAGACTTCAACCGCTGCCGCCGCCAGCTCGCGAAGTACATCGCGAACCCGGAGTGGCTCGCGGGAGCGTGCGCCAACATGCACAAGGAGGCCATCGGCATCTGGCCGGGGCAGGAAGGTGGCGGTCGTGGCCGTCACTCGGGAGGGACCGCCATGAACACCATCACCGCCGCCGCCATCGCGGCTCGCCCCGCTGAGGCGTTCCGCGATCCTCACCTGGACGGGCCGACGCCTGTCACCATCGAGGGCGACCGCATCTTCGGTCACCTCGCGACGTGGGGCGTCTGCCACATCGGCATCCAGGACACCTGCGTCACCGCCCCGCACTCGAAGGCGGCGTACGGCTACTACCGGACGGGTGTCGTCGAGACGGACGAGGGCCGCATCCCCGTCGGTCAGATTACGATGAGCACGGGACATGCCTCCATCAAGGCCAATGCCAAGGCCGCGATTGCTCACTACGACAACACCGGGTCGGTCGTGGCTGACGTCGTGGCCGGGGAGGACTCCTTCGGCATCTGGGTCGCGGGAGTCCTCCGTCCGAACCTGACGGATGAGCAGGTGGCGCAGCTCGCGGCATCGGCTCTCTCCGGTGACTGGCGGCGCACGGCGTCCGGCCTGGAGCTGGTCGCGGCGCTCGCGGTCAACGTCCCCGGCTTCCCGATTCCTCGCACTGCTCTTGCGGCTTCCGCTGTCGCAGAGGGCGACGAGGGCCAGCGCCTCGACGAGGTCACGGTCACCGAGGAAGACATCGACGCGGTCTACGGACTCAGCCCCGTGGAGCGCAAGTCCGCTGTCACCGCTTCGCTGTACCCCAGCTCGGAGGAGATCGCGGGCATCGTCCGTGCCGCCGTCGAGGAGTACCGCGCGGCGGAGGTTGCGGAGCAGGAGCGGGTGGCGCGCTACGCGGCGGTCGCCCCGTTCATCGAGAAGGCACGGGCGCACTCGCTGTCCCGCGTACAGAGCTACTTCCAGGAGGCATGAGATGGGTTGCAACTGCGGCGGGAACAAGACGTCCGCCCCGAGATCGTACGTCGTGACGGACCCGGCGACGAAGAAGACCAAGGCGTATCGCACGGAGGTGGAGGCCATCGCCGCGGCGAAGCGCATCCCCGGCGGCACCTGGCGTCCCGCCTGATCCGCACATCGAAGGCCCCGACACACGGCGTGTCGGGGCCTTCGTGTTGCTCCATGCGCCGAATGCATGGTAGAAATCTTCCTGATAGCACTCCGCCGTAGGCGTGGGTCGTGAAGCGTAGTTCTCACCTACTGATTTCCACCCCACAATCCGCCATACACGAGCACAGGAGTGACACCATGGCATTCAAGAAGCCGGAAAGCTTCGAGGGACTCTCCACCGAGGACCTGCGGAAGCTCAACGATGAGGCGCTGGCCGAGGGCCGCGAACTCGCCTCCAAGGGCGCAGACCTGACCGACGACGAGCTGGCAACGGCTGAGGCCCTGATGGGCGCGTCGGTTGAGATCGAAGCCGAGATCGCCGTCCGCGATGCCGCTGAGGCTGAGCGCACGGACCGTCTCGACGCGATCCGTAACCGCTTCGCTGAGCCGGAAAACGGCGGCGACGACAAGCCCGAAGAGGGAGGCGACGAGGAAGACCCCGACGCCGAGGAAGACGAGGACGAGGCTGAGGCCAAGTCGGAGAAGGAGGTCGTCGTGGCTTCCGCCCCGACCCGCACCGTTGCTCGCGCCGCGAAGGCAGCACCCGCACCGAAGGCCCCCGAGCCGGAGGTTGAGGACGAGGCTCCCGGCGTGACGCTTGTCGCATCCGCGAACGTCCCCGGCATCGCCGCGGACACCGAGTTCGCCGACATGCTCGGAGTCGCCAACGCGTTCCAGGCACGCTCGAAGGGCTTCACCTCCGCGCCCCGCGGTGACAAGCCGAACCTCCTGAACCCTGGCGTCTACGGCCTGTCCGACCGCCACCAGGTCTTCGGCGTCGCGCAGATCCGCAAGCCGGAGAACGAGTTCACGCTCACCGAGCGCATGGACGCTCAGGACCAGTACGACGTGGTCATGGCCGCGGCCAAGGAGGCTCGCCTCCCCGGTGGCAACCTGGTCGCTGCCGGTGGCTGGTGCGCCCCGTCCGAGCAGATCTACGGCTTCTGCGAGCTGGAGACGGTGAGCGGCCTGCTCTCCATCCCCGAGGTCCAGGCCCGCCGTGGTGGCATCTCGTTCACCAAGGGTCCGGACTACGCGACCCTCGCCGCGACCTGGGGCTTCCTCCAGACCGAGGCGCAGGCTGAGGCTGGCACCGAGAAGGTCTGCTACGAGATCGACTGCCCCGACTGGACCGAGGTGCGTCTCGACGCCATCGGCTTCTGCGTCACGGCTCCGGTCCTGACCAACGCGGCGTTCCCGGAACTCATCAACCGCGTCCTCCAGATCGGTACCGTCGCGCACGCCCACAAGGTGAACGCGTCGATCATCTCCCGCATCTCGACGTACATCGGTGCGGCGATCAACTGGGCCGAGGTCGGTGGCTCCACCTCCGACGTTCTCGACGCGGCTGAACTCCAGGCCGAGCGTCTGCGCTACACCTACTCGATGGCTCCGGGCACGACCATCGAGGCGATCTTCCCCGTCTGGGCGAAGGGCGCAATCCGCGCAGATGTGGGACGTCGTCTCAACATCGAGAACCCGCTGAACGTCTCCGACGCGGCGATCTCCGCATGGTTCTCCGTGCGCGGCATCGCTCCGCAGTGGGTGTACGACTACCAGCCTCTCGCCACCACGAACACCGGCACCTGGACGGCATGGCCGACCACGCTGGAGTTCATGATGTACCCGGCTGGTGCGTACACGAAGCTCGCGAAGGACGTGATCGACCTCAACACGATCTACGACTCCGTCGGCCTCAGCACCAACGTGTACACCGCGGCGTTCTTCGAGGAGGGCATCGCCGTCGCCAACACCTGCGGCTCCGGCGTCAAGGTGTCCGTCGCCCTGAACACCGAGGGTGCCACCGGCTACCCCGCCGTCGGTGACCTGACGAACGTCGCTCCGACTCCCTGATGACAACCTCCGGGGCCGCTAGCCCAGTGGCCCCGGAGGACCATCTCCTGAGAGGAGGAGGGCAATCATGGCTGATGCAACACACTTCGTCGAAGCCCCTCGCCGTTCCCCTCGCCGTGGCGGAATCCGGTCTGTCGCCGAGTTCCGCGCCGCCGAGAACCGTTTCGGTCTTGGCGGCGTCGTCGAGTACACGTCCCCTGGTTGCGGCCTCGCCGTCGGCCAGGTCGAACTCTGCTACCCGTCGCCTGCTGACCCGCAGGCGGAGAAGGCCCGGTCGGACATCTCGACCCTGGAAGGTATCGGGCCGATCTTCGGCGTGTACGCCGGGGTTGAGTGCTGGCTCGGTGGCTCCGATTTCGAGGCGGACGCTCGTCGTCTCCTCGCGGACGGTGCAGACCGTGCCGTCGAGGTCGCTCTCGTCAACTGGATCAACACCGACACCCCGAGCCTGACGGTTCCCGACAGCTTCGCTGAGGCTGTCGCGGCGTCGGACGACTGGGCGGACCAGCACTACGTGGGCCTCCCGGTCCTCGTCATGAACCGCGGTGACGCTGTGCGCGCCCACGCGGATCGTGCGCTGGACAACGACGGAACCGGCATGCTGTGGACGCCGAACGGGACCCCGGTCCTTGCAAGCGCCGCTGTCCCCGCCGGGAAGATCGCCAGCGTCGGTGGCATCACGGTGCTTGAGGGTGCCGTCACCACCGCGATCACTCAGCAGTGGGAACTCAACCGTGAGTTCGCCATCGCGGAGCAGGTCTTCGCGATCCTCGTGGACTGCAACTACCTGGAGACGTGGACCGTCACGGTCCCGTAAGGAGACGACATCATGCAGTACGACAACCTCCCTGGTCGGAGCCGCGAGAACGCGAAGAAGGCACTGGAGCTGGCGGAGGAGCGCGGCTTCTCCCCGGAGCTGGTGCTCACCACGCGTTCG